CGCGACTCCACAAAGGTTCTGTTGGTAGTAGTGTTGAGTAACAAAACGCAACCTCAACACCAGGCTTTATACTATTAAGAAGAAAATTTTAAAACGACGTAAGTAGAAGCAGTAGCAGTTGTCAATCCAGCTAGATTTGCAAAAGTGACGGTCGCAATAACACTTGGATCTGGGATAGAAATCATATTCCATCGAAGACCAGTATTTAATTGCGGTGTTCCCCCACTAAGTACGTTTCTAAGCTGGGTAGTGGTAGTGACTGGATTATTATACGATGAACAGTTTACGTAAGTCGGATCTATACCGAAATCGCAAGCCGTTAAGTTGCCACTGCCATTAACAGATAGCAATATCGCAAACTTTCCAGACGTGCCCAAAGGAAATGTCATAGTCATGACACTAGTCGTTACAGCTAAGTTACCTGCCGAAGATAACGTGCCGTTAAATAGATTAGATGTCGTGTATGTTCCACCAACCCACCATCCAAACGCAACTTGACTTGTAGTCACATTTGAGGTAAGGATTGGCTTCTTTAACTCAATTTCATAGGTTATCCAAAGATCACCCAATACAGTATTATCAGCCTGTTGACCTGACACAGCCACGTAAGTCGTGCCTAAATCATAAAGGAGTTGATTATCTCCTGAAGGAACGGTCCCAGTGCGGACATATTGTATATTAAATGGATTTTCTTTAGGATTACATTCGATGGGATGACAAAATGGTTGTGATGGAACAGACTCACTACTCCAGTATTCATTAAGCATCTCAACCTTTGAGGCCGGAGCAGTATCATTGCTTCGATAAGTGGTTTGCATCATCACTGTCCCTAGAGCTGCATTAGTTCCGGAAATAGCATTACCACTTGATGGAACATAGTGATATACCATTCCTCGAATCTTATACTCTTGGAAACTAGTGGCAATAGATGCCAACCATGGAAACAAATTGCTCAGACCAGGATTGATCGCGAACGTATTCACCACGGTAAACGCTTGTTTACCAGAAATTTGAGCCACATATTCTTTGTGCCTAACAACGATACTCTGACCTTCTCTGTGCATGGCCGGTATTGTCCCAGAGGCATTAGCTCTCTGAACGATACTGTTGGTCGACACTTCGTAGTCGCCAGATCCAAGCCAACGACTCAGACTAGCTCCCAACGAAGATCCAACAGAACCCCCAGAGGTCGGCATTCCAATCATGGAGCCGACGGCTGTACCCCCAAGACCACCAAGAGTGCGCAAAGCAGACCCTAGTCTCGTCAATTCCTTAGCTTTCTTAGCCTTTTTACTATTAACAATCTTCTTTTTCGCCATAGTATGTGCCGACTGTGAATTAGACATCCACGGCCATTAGATCCAGGAGAAGCTCCCAGCTGTGCATCCAAGTAAAACTTTGCCCAGAATCTAATGTTTCGCGGAGTGAGGTTTCCACATCGGAGACGTCAAGATTATAACGCATCTTGAAGAAAGCTTCAGTGTCATCGCAGTATTCGTGATTTTGAGATAATTTCACTTTATACTTTGAGTCTATATCACTGTACAGTTCTTTCTTTACCGTCTTTAACTGTTTCAAGCAGTACTTTACATACTCCCTGAGAACAGGGATGTGCCGCATTTCTTTGGAACATCCAAGTATCATTCCTTTTACCTGACCTGCCGAGAGTTTGCGTAACGAGAAACCAATCTTAGGAAGTCTCCTTCCAATTTTCGGTCCCAACACAAATCCCCCACTTACAGGCCAAAATATAGATGAACAAAACTCAATCTCATGCCATTCATGGCTAATCTTAAGTTTAACAACCAAGCCGAGACTCAGATAATATTTCATTAAACTGTTCTTGGCGTTAAATTTCTCAAGATTGTCCATTTTACCACGCAACACTATCAAATTATCGTCACCCTGGACGAGCATATAATTATCTTTCTTAATTATATGTTTGAAAGCGTATTTTGCAGTCATGGCATTTATAATGGAATTACCACAAGATGTATTAGGATCTCCACTCTTACGAGTAAAAGGAACCTTATACGACAATCCCTTGCCAGTAAAACCAATAGTTCGAGACTGAGCTTTGAAAACAAACCAGGCATCTTCTAACGTTCGAAGGCCGCACCGCTCATAAAAGGATTTCTCCAATAAATAAGCTCCGC